CGATCCCGCCGCCGCCGGCACCGAGGGCACCGCCTCGGCCGCTGATGCGACGAACGACGACGGCGGCGACGCCACGCAAGGCGACCAGACGCAACCCGAGATGTTCACCGTCAAGATCGACGGCAAGGAGATCCAGGTCCCGCGCGAGGAAGTCATTGCCGGCTACCAGCGCCAGCAGGACGCTACTCGGAAGACGATGGCCGCCGCCGAAACGCGCAAGGCCGCTGACACCGAGATGGCGCAGGCCCGTGCAGAGCGACAGCAATACGCGGAAAACCTCACCCGCTTTCAGCACCAGCTGGAGGCAGTGCTGCAACAGCAGCAGGAAATCGACTGGCCAGCCCTGATCGAACGCGATCCGCAGGAAGCGATGCGGCAGAAGCACCTCTTTGACCAGAGGCAAGCAGCTCTGCAGCAGACCTACCAGCAGCAGCATCAGATTCAGCAGCAGGTTGCGGCCGAGCAGTTCCAACAGTTCCAGGACCATCTCAGGAATCAGCACGACATCCTCGTTGCCAAGCTTCCGGAGTGGAAGGACGAAGGGACGCGCAAGGCTGAAATGACGGCCATCCGGGACTACCTGACCACCAATGGGTACACCGCGGCCGAGATCCAGAACGTGGCGGACCACCGCGCCATCCTCAATGTTCGCAAGGCGATGCTTTACGACCAGCTGATGAGCAAGGCGGACGCTGCGGCCAAGAAGGTGGCGAACACGCCCACGAAGGTGGTTCGCTCCGGCACCGGTGACTCTGGATCGACCGACAAGCGTACCGCTGCCTACCAGCACCTGGCCCGAACCGGGTCGGTGAAGGCCGGCGCAGCGGTGATCGAATCTCTTCTCGATTAAGGAGGCGGCGAAATGGCTGCACCAACCAATACCTACACGTCCGCCGCTGCGGTGGGCAACCGCGAAGACCTGGCAGACGTGATCTACCGGATCTCGCCCACCGAAACCCCGCTGCTCAGCCTCGCGGAGCGCGTGTCGGCGGACAACACCCTGCACGAGTGGCAGACGCAGGCTCTCGCGACGCCCGCGGACAACGCGCAGGCCGAAGGCGACGACGCCACGGCCGACGCCGCGATCCCGACCGTGCGCCTGGGCAACCGTACCCAGATCGCCCGCAAGACCGCGCGCGTTTCCGGCACGCAGCAGGAGGTGAACACCGCCGGCCGCAAGAAGGAGCTGGCCTACCAGGTCTCCCTGAAGGCGCTGGAGATGAAGCGGGACATGGAGTTCGGCCTGACGCAGAACAACGTCTCGGCCACCGCCCCCCGTCGCAGCCGCGGCATGGTGGGCTGGATGGACGCTGCCAACGTCGATGCCGGCGCCGGCTACGTGGCCCCGAACTACATCACCAACGTGGCGCAGACGGACGGCACGCAGCGTGCGTTCACCGAGGCGCAGCTGAAGAACGTGGCGCAGAAGATCTATATCTCCGGCGGCAACCCGAACACCCTGATGCTCGGCCCGTCGCAGAAGCAGACCTTCTCCACGTTCCTGGGCAACAGCACCCGGTTCGACGAAGGCGAGGACAAGAAGGTCGTGGCGGCCACCGACATCTACGTGACCGACTTCGGCGCCCTCAAGGCGATCCCGAACCGCATCCAGCGTCCGCGCGATGCCTTCGTGATCGAAAACGAGAAGGTGGCCGTCGCGTACCTGCGTCCGATCCAGAAGACGCCGCTGGCGAAGACCGGCGACTCGGATGCCGTGATGATCCTGGCGGAGTACTGCCTGGAGAACCGCGCTCCCCTGGCGCACGGCGGCGTGCTCGACCTGCTGTAAGCCTTCGGCAGGGTAGGTAGACCAAGGGCCCGAGGTTCACGCTTCGGGCCCTTTCCCTTTTTTCTCCCAACGTCGCGAGACGCCGGAGGTTCCATGCAAACCATCGACACCCAAATCGTGTTCCGCGAGGACGAAGCGTTCGTCAAGCGGACGCAGGACTGCACGCCAGTCGCCGAGCGCGCGAAGGAGATGCACCGCGCCGGCATGCACGGTTCCAGCGAAGTGAAGCTGGCCGCGACGATCCCGAACATCATGATCGAGAAGTACTGCCTCGATCACGGCATCACGTACCGCGAATGGTGCTGCAACGAGGACCACATCCGCCGGATGCTGGCGGACCCCGCGCTGCAGCACTTCCGCATCTGGCCCGGGCGGATTTGAGCCATGGCTATCAACAGCTACACCGCGCTGCAGGCTGCGGTGTCGAACTGGATGAATCGCGGCGACCTGGCAACCGTCGTGCCGGACTTCATTTCGCTGGCCGAGTCACGCATTGCGACCGATCTGCGCGTGCGTCGGCTGCTGACCACCACAACGCTGAGCACCGTTCCCAGCGGCACCGTGGCGCTGCCGGATGGCTGGCTCGAATTCGAGGCGCTGCGCTGCAACGGGCGCCCGCTCGATTTCCTGACCTCCGAGCAGATTGCCGATCGGTTCGGCACGAACACGGGCGAGCCCGCCTACTACACCATCGAAGGCGATCAGCTCGTGGTGGGGCCGCCGCCGGCCGACGTGTACCCGCTCGATGCCCGGTACTACAAGCAGCTCGACCCGCTGGCCACCACCGGGACCAACTGGTTGCTGACCAGCAAGCCGAATCTGTACCTCTACGCCGCGTTGGCGGAAGCCTGCCTGTTCGTGAAGAAGAAGGACGACGCGGCTTCGTGGGCCGGGCTCTACAGCGGCATCGTGGATGCGCTGCACACCGAGGACAAGGCGGCGAAGCACAGCGGCTCCACGTTGAGGGTGATGGCACGATGAGCCCGATCATTGGCTTCGCGCCAGACGCTGATCCAACCACGGTCGGCGTGCTCACGGCGTGCGCGAGCTTCATCCCGTTCGAGTCGGGGTTCAAGGCGGCTGCGTCGCCCGTCGCCGTGGCGGTGGCAGCGCTGGCTGCGCCGTGCCGCGGTTCGGTCGTGGCCACGCGCCTGGGCGGCACGCGCCGAATCTTCGCAGGCACCCAACAGCGCCTCTACGAACTGGCTGGCAGCGGCTGGCTCGACCGCAGCAAGGCCGGGGCCTACACCGGCTCGACGGAATCGCGCTGGTCGTTCTGCCAGTTCGGCGATACCTCGATGGCCTCCAACCTGGTGGACCCGATGCAGCAGTCCACGGCCGGAGCCTTTGCCGACGTGCCCACGGCGCCCAAGGCAAAGATCATCGTCAGCGCGTCGAACAACTTTGTGCTGGCGTTCAACACGAACGACGCGACCTATGGGGTTTCGCCGGACCGCTGGTGGAACTGCGCACAGAGCGATCAGACGAACTGGACGCCGGTGCAGGGCGGGCCGACCACAGGGCGACTGGTGGCGGTGGAAGGACCAATTCAGGCCGGCCTGCCGCTCGGCGACTACGTGGTGGCCTACAAGTCGCGCGGCGTGTTCCTGGGCTCGTTCGTGGGTGGTGACGCGCAGTGGCAATGGACGCTCATCACGGGCGCCGATGTCGGCGCGGTGGGGCAGGAGGCCGTCTGCGACATCGGCGGCGCTCACTTCTTCGTCAGCGAGGGCGATTTCTGGCTCTTCGATGGCACCCGGCCGGTTTCCATCGGCGAGGGCGTGGTGCGCCGCTATTTCAGCGACAACTCGAACCCGGTCTACCGGTTCATGACGCAGTGCACCTACGACAAGCTGAACGGCCTGGTGCGCGTCAACTTTCCGTCGAAGACCTCGAATGGCGTGCTCGATCGCACGCTGGTCTACCACGTCAAGCGCCAGCGCTGGGGTGTTGACGATCATGTGGTGCAGGCGCCGCTGAACTACATCGTGCCAGGCGTGACGATCAACGGCCTGGACACCATCGCGGCCACCATCGACACGCTGCCGAATGTGCCGGTGGACTCGCAGTTCTGGATGGGCGGCGGCCAGGTGCCGGCGTACTTCAACAGCAGCAACCAGCTGGTGTCGCTGAGCGGCATCGCAGGCGCATCGAGCTTCACCAGCAATGACTTCGGCGATGACGACGCGGTGACGATGATCGATCGCTTCCGCACCCGGTTCTCGAAGTCGCCAGCCACCGCGCAGGCTACCGGGTTCATCAAGATGAACGAGGGCGATCCCCTCGTGCAGGGTTCCAGCAGTGGGATCTTCGACGGCAAGTTCGACCTGCGCCAGTCCGGCCGCTTCCACCGCGTGCGCGTGGACATGACTGGCGACGTGCAGGCTACCGCGTTCGACGCGCGAGCCATTCCGGTGGGCGAGCGATGAAGAAGCTGGATGCGGAGCCGCGTCTGCAGGGCGCAGCGGCGGGGCTGGTCGAGTGGGCGCGGAAGGTAGTTCAGGCCATCAACGAGCTGGGCGGCGTCTTCACCGCAGGGAATCTGCTGAAGGTGGCCAACGGCGGCACGGGCGCAAACACGGCCGCCGGGGCTCGCGCGAACCTGGGCGCTGTGAACATCGCTGGCGACACGATGACCGGCAATCTGGCGCTCGCTCCCGCGGCAGGAGATCCGCTTCTGACACTGCGCCGCTCATCCAGTACGGTGAGTGCGATGCTACTGGCATCGAATGCCGGCAGTTCGCGCTGGTCCCTCACGTTGGGAGGTGCAGGGGCAGAGTCTTCGACCTCCACGGGTGGCGATTTCGGGATCAATCGGTACAACAACTCGGGGACGTACATCGATTCCCCGATCATCATTTCGCGTGCCACCGGCCAGGTGAACGTTGCGGGAAAAGTCAGTGCCAGCAGCGTCGATGCCTCGCAGTTCGGCGGCTTCACGATCCAAGGCAACTACGCGGACGGCTCGAACTATGCCTGCCGCATGATTGCGGCGAACCCGAATTTCGCCGAGTGCCTTATTCAGGGCTACCACGTACCGGGCAACTGGGCCGGATTCCGCATGCTCATCAACACGAGCAGCCCGGGCGTCATCGAGTTCCACCAGAACGCCACGATCTGGTGCAACGGTGTGCAGCTCACGTCCGACGCGACGCTGAAGCAGAACGTCGAAGACGTGCCGCCGGCCGACGCATTGGCGCAGGCGCTGGCGATCCCTGTGCGCACCTACGAGCGCACCGACGACGTGGACATGTCTACCGACTTCGGGCCGGTGCAGCGCGCGGCGCTTCCTCGGTACGTGGGTGTTTTCGCGCAGGACGCCCAACTCCAGCGACCGGAACTGGTCCGCGCTAATGGGCACGGTCTGCTATCGGTGGACTACAGCGGCCTCGCCGCGTTGGCGGTGGGCGCCGTGCAGGGGCTGCACGCCCGCCTCGAAGCGCAGCAGCAGCTGATCGACCAGCTGCGCGCGGAGCTCGACATTCTCAAAGGAGCCTGACCATGGCAATCGACACCTCCAATCTCGGGATGGGCGGTAACCCGTTCCTGGGCGCAGACAACCCGAATCTGCAGTCCATCATCGACCTGTCCTCGCGGGACATGGTGAACAATTTCAACCGGACTACGCAGCCGGCCTTCAATGCCGCGATGGTGCGCTCGGGAAGCTTCGGCAATTCGGGTATCGACGCGGCCAACCTGGCAGCGCAGGGCCAGCTGCAGACCAGCCTCGGCGACCTCGCCTCGAAGCTGCGCTTCAACGACTACAGCCAGCAGCAGGGCATGTACCAGTGGCAGAAGCAGTTCGACCAGAACGGCCAGCAATGGCAGAAGCAGTTCGATCGCTCGCTCTACAACGACGCCTACGGCCAGAACCAGCAGAACCTGCAGACCGGCCTGTCCCTGCTGGGCATGCTGGGCGGCCTCAACGGCCAGGACATCACGAACAGCACCAACTACCAGAACACGCCGCTCAATTACCTCACGCAGTTCTCGAACCTCGCGGGCGCAATGGGCCGTGGCGGTCAGACCACCAACGTGACGGGCAACACCGGCGGCGGCACGAACCCGATCACGTCGGCCATTGGCGGCGCGCAGCTCGGCAACTCGTTCGGCAAGTGGCTCAACGGCAGCGGTAGCGGCTCCGGGTACAGCGGCACCTTCGTGCCCTCGCCGGTGGATAGCAGCTATGGCGGCATCAACTACATGTGAGCGCGGAGATGTCAATGATTCCTCAAGGCGTTGCTGCAATGCTCTTTCCGCCGGACCTCGGCATTCAGCATCACTTCGGTGGAGGCGTGTACGCGAAGGAAACGCATGTCAGGGCAGGCCATGTTTTGGTGCAGCACAAGCACGAGCATGCGCATCTCTCAATCCTCGCCTGCGGCACCGTCGAGGTGCAGGTAGACGGCGTGCGGTCGGTGCTCGCCGGCCCCGCATGCATCACCATCGAGGCCGGCAAGCACCACGGCATCCGCGCGCTCACGGATGTGGTCTGGTACTGCATCCACGCGACCGACTGCACCGATCCGGCGCAGGTGGACCAGGTGCTGATCGCGCCGGGCAGCGACCATGGCGAGATGCAGGCCATCGCGCAGGGGCTCGCCCGATGAGCCACATCAAGCTGCTATGGCGTGGCCTCAATGTCGCGCCGATGCGCGCCGCGCTGGATGCGCATCCCGAGCTGTGGGACCAGCAGACTGCGCGCACGGCGCCCGAGGACTCGCCGCACCACGGCCTCTCCGACATCTGGGCCCGCTTCGCTGATCCGCAGACGATGCAGCCGGACGGCTCGCACGACTCGATCTGGTATCC